TATCATCTAAGTCACTAAATATATTACTTATTTCAATACTAAAACTAGCATCCCTTTGTTCTCTAATAAACTGTAGCTTCTGAGCACTAAAGGCTTGTTGTACTACATTTTTAAATTGCTCTTGTTGAGGTAAGAACTCTTCATTAATAAATTCATCTTGGTATAGATTAATACCATTTCTACTACGAAACTCTTGTGTGTACTTATCTAAGACTTCGTTAAATTGTTCGTCACTAGATGTTTTATCTAATTTATCTACTGTTTGTGTAAGTCCTAAACCATAAGACCTACCTAAGTTCCTTAGCCATGACCTCTGGTAACCTTCTACAAAGAACTCATCTTCATCTAGTTTACCTATCTCTATAAATGCTTTTCGTTGTTCTCTTTGAACAGCACTATCTTTAAAAAATTGTTGTCTTCCTTTAGCTACTCCTGCCTTCTTATCAGATTGAAACTTAGTACTTAAAAAGTTAGTTAACGAAGGTGCTAACTGGGCTAACGCATTAGCCATCTGTGCCTCATTGGATTTACCAAGAGGTGCTGCTTTAGGTTGATAAGAAGTTATACTAGGAAGTCCACCAGTTTGTAACTGTGCGGTTTGTTGTAGAGGTCGCAACCTCGTCTTCCTATCTTTTGCCATTATCTATGATCAAATTTATTTGAAGGTTTCCCTCTTGTTAAATATTTTTTATCATCGTCAAACCTACCACCTAGTTTGTAATAAGTAGTACCTGCATCTAATCCAGCCGTAGCCATCTCTAACGCATTAGCAGTTGCACTTTGACCAAAGGCACCTTGATTAGAATTAATTTGATTTAATGCACCATAGTAAGCATTTTGTGCTTCATACTTAAGACCTTCTCTCTGTAGAGTCATAGTTCTCATGTTAGTAGCTACATTACCTTTTATTGCTCCTATGTTCTTTAGTTGTTGTCTATCAATATCTTGAAGTTGTAAGTAAGGACTAACACCCTCGACTCCTGCTTCACCAGTACTAGTAATTGCAGTACCAGTGGCTTCCAATGCTTTTACTTGTTCCGCTAGTTGAGTATCACTCGCTTGAGATAACATTTGTTGTTCTTGTTCACGTATCCTTCGATTTTTTTCGTTTAACATTGCTATATCATTGTTAAACTTTTCACTCGCTATACGTGCGTTCTCTTGGGCAATACGATTAGCTTCATTTATTTGTTCTCTTTGTGCTTGCTGTTGTTGTGAAATTGATGCGGTTGTAATAACTAATTGAGTAATAGCAATTAATTCTGGTCCTGCACACATATCTTAACCCCTCGGAGAACGTACTACCAAGAATCCCTCGTACTCTGCGGATTGTAATCTACTCGGTAAATGTTTATTGTTTTGTATCTCTATAATCACGTTGTCACTCTTGGATAACACAGGGACTCTAAAGGTTCCCGATTGTAAGGTTTGTTTGTTTAAGACAGTAGAACCTACAATGACCCCACTAAATGTATTTGTCCTCGCTACTCTCCCACTACTCGGTAATGGAGTAACAACTACTTCAAAGAACCCTGACTCACTATAGTTAAAGGACATGTTACGTATCTGTAACCTAGCGATCTCAACAGTTACTTCGTTTTGTTTATATACTTGTTCGCTTACTCGATACTTAAATGTAAATGGGATACCTGCGAACACTGATTTACTTAAGGCTAGTTGAGCACTCACATCACTCAGAGTAATAATCTTACCTGTCTCTACAACATACTGTACACCTGTGGCATCAGCGTAAGGTATCGATGTTAAGCCACCTGTCTTAAGTTCTACCCTTCGATCCAAGTGAACACTCTGAGAGTCATCCATTACTAAACTCGCAGGGTCAGTAGATAAGGTAAGTTTCTCTAAGTATAATTTGGAACTCCTCTTGATGAGTAAGAACACATCTGATCCTAAGATAGACATGCTCAGTACTTCTCCATCAAATGTCCATGTGGACCAGGATGATTGAAGTTTATCTGAGCCTGACCAGAAGTACTTATAAACGTATAAGTTCTTTTTATCTGTATTACCTAATGCTAGTAAGATGTCCTCGTTAGAGGATGAAGCTAGTTGCACTATGTTACCCTTAATGTACTCAGGTACATGTGCGGTTACCTCTTGTGCATCAGAGGTCTCAGTAGAGATGTCTAAGAAGTACTCACGGACACCTGAGAAGCTACCTCTCTTGAAAGGAAAGTAAACATACCTACCAGCAGGTACGGGTTTGGACCTCGTGTCTACCTCAAAGTTAGTTGAGACATCAATGGATACAGAAGTAGGTGTTAGTAGTTCTCCTGCGGATACCTTAAATTGCTGAAGGTCTGAGAAAATAAGAAGACTTTCGTTAAAAGGAATTGCGTGTCGTAATATGGAGACCTGATTATTTGAAACTGCAACATCGATTGGTTCGCTATCTAGGATGGTTAATGTAGTAGTGGAGAATAGATTAAAGAACCCACCTGCTTCACTAAAGATTACATTCTCGTCACTTAAGAAACCTAAGCGATTCCTGTGGAAGAACACATCGTTAATCTCAAAGTCAGTAAAGGATGGAAAAGGATTGGTATCGTTATCCCCTACAGTCCTCGACTTCCAAGGTGCTTGTTCAAAAATAAAGTAAACTTTGTCACCATCAAATGCCTTGCGTAACTGGTGAGGCATCGTAGTAGCATCAAACTTTAATTTGTATTCATCTGTAGTTTCATTAGCATATCTAGGCTTAACAGTTTCTTTCCACGATTTACCATTCCAGTAGACATAGAAGTCATCCTGGGCTTCCTTAGTATCACCTCCTACTTTAATAGTGAAACCATTGGTAGTATTACCTACTTCGATATCAGTTCCATCGTAACCCCACTCCGCTTCTTGAGGTAATGTAGCAGGTAGTTTACCGAATGATGCTACTTCTTTATGTCCTACAAAAGATGTTATGTCGGTACCACCACTACCATCGGATACTGTTACATCAAAATCTACACTATTAGAACGAATGTAGATATGGTTTTCATCGGTATTATAATGTACTGTAAACGTATCAACTTCTGTACCTATAGCAACTTCAGTTGCATCTGCTGTGTACGCTGTACCTACTTTCCATTTAGTAGCATCTCGTATATTAGTGTGCGTTAAAGGATTGGTTATAACTAAATCAGTTATTACATTACTTCCTGCACTTAATCCTGAACTACCAGTAGCTAATGATTTTGCTATATTAGAAGTCTTAGCTGCTTCTTGGTTATTGAGTTGTGTAGTTACTGGATTTGCTCCTGTACCACCAGTTGTATTACTTTTTACTACTCCATCAGGAGTTTTAGCACTAGCAGTAAACTTATAGGTAGTACCTGATTTAACAAACGATACATTAACAGTGTACGTAGATTTAAAATCACCTCCTGCTACGTATACATAGGCTTCGTAGGGTCTCCTATGGCTATACTCAGAAGTACTCCTAGTTACTGTTTTAGTACGATTAAGTATAAAGGTATAATCAGCTACAGTTGTGGAACCAAATGTTTCCTGTGCATTGTTACCACTGAGTACATTTAAATAATCTGTTTGAGTAGATGTAAGTGGATTGTAAGAGCTATCTCGGTACACTGGTATCTCATTACCTGAAGCAGCGGTTGTACTTCCTCTAGGTGCATACTTACCAATTAAATCAAATACTTTAATACTATTATCTGTGAGTACTGCTACGTATGCTTCCTCTTCATCCCTCTGAATGGTGTGTATAAATGCACTACTATCACTAAAGCTACTATCTACCTCAGCTATATGTTGTGTCCCAGGTCTCTTCTCTAAACCCCTAACTACCGAAGATAACCCATTCTCTTGTATATCCCCTTGGGTAGGTAGCCTCAATGAAGGTGGTTGTTGTGACACCCCATTAATTAAGTTAGGTATAGCTCCAGATACTAAGGGCATATTAAGAAGACGTTTCGGTTAAGGTATTTGTTATGTAGTGCTCTCCATATATGTTTCTATCTAATGGAGCAAACGTATCGTAGTTATCAAAGATGTTAAAGTCTGCTGTCTCAGCGTGGTAATCTTGTAACTCTATGTATGCTTGTTGTTCATCTTGTAGCTGAAACCCATGTATATTTGTTGAACTTAAGACTCTATCTTGAAATATACGTGCTGATCTAATTGTTATGTACCTTCGTGCTACCTCTGGTATATCGGTAAAGTCTAATAAAATAACTACATCAACTGTTACTGCATCAGTAAAAGTAAAACTATTACCTATTCTATCATAGAGTTTTCTACCTCGTTCAACGATGTCTTTACTTGAGGATCTTAAAGTACCTCTAGTGTCCACACGTAAGTAATTATCTGGTAAAACTATTTGGTTATCGGTGTTAGGACTTAGCGATAGTTTCAAGTCAGTGTTAAAAATCCAACCTCTACTCTGTGTCTCTTTGTTAACACTTTCTAAAATAGTTTCTGCTAACTCAGCATCTTCTAATCCAGATATTAAAGAGTTAACTGGTGCTTCACCTATACTCGTGAGCATTACATTAACTGCTTCTAGTTTAGTTGTAGGTTGGAGTGTAGCCATATATTAACTTGCTTTTTTTGAGTATCTTGAGTAGCTTGGTCTTAAAGGTCCGTCAATAACTGGATCATTACTTACTCTTGCTCTTGTATTTTTTGTAACCTTCTTCTTTTTTTTCTTCTTTTTCTTTTTTTTATATTTAGAAGCAGCACTATCTACGAGTGGCATTAAAGGTAATGGGCCACTAACTGCTGACTTTAAAGCTTTCTTTATTATCTTTAAGTTATCCATGTGTATTTAAAATGAGGAAAGGGGGCAGAGCAGGCCCGAACACGCACTAAACTTCTGATACCCCCTTAAATGGATGCAATCCTATGATTATCCAGTAGATGCGTGTTTAGACATACATGCTACTGCCATCGCAGGACGGAGAACATCGTGTCCCATTGCATATTTGGACACGATTAGAGTACCTTGTCGATCTATCTGGTACTCGGATTCGACAGCGAGATCCATGAGCTTAACTGTAGCTACAGCATCTTTAGCCATCACGAAGAAACGAATCTTCTTAACCTCATCTTTAAGGTCAACTGCTGAAGTTCCGTCTGTACCTCCATCGGCACCAATATTACTTCCACCAGCGGTAGTTGCTGTATAATCAGCATCACTATTGTTGGTAATATTGTAAGCTAGGTTTCTTCCTGACTCAGCAGTGATAGGAATAGGACCATTAGAAAGTTGTCCTGCACTTCCTGCTGTAGAGAGGTCAGTAAAGATGGAGTTAGACCATGTTCCTGCTGAACTAAAGGAACCGAAGTGTGGTGTGGTTACAATTGGAATACCTGCAATTGTTGGTAATTGCATAGCACCTATAGAACCTGTACCACCATAATCTCTATTAAATACAGCGAGATCAGTTGCACCACTAGCAGTAGTACTATCGAAGAGATCGTAGTATGAGTCAGTACTCATAATACAAACTAGTCCATCGAGAGGTGCTCCGATCTTCTCAAGTTCTCGCCTCGCATCCATGATGGCTTTAACGATGAACTTAGGTTTTCGAGAGTCACTTCCGTCTGCGGTACTTCCGATGGTGACATTAGCGGAGAAGTCTTCTTGATCAAATGACTTATAGTTGTTGATCAACTTAGAAGCACGTTCTACGTTAGTTGCTAAAGCAGCCTTAGTGAGAATACGTAAAATATTCTGATCAGCTACTTTTGAAAGCCCATATCCTGCTTCTTGAGTGTAGACATTTCTAACATCATAGTGCTGAATTGCCTCATCAATTTTAGGAATGAACTGAGCGTTGATTAAGAGATCATCAATAGTAACGAGTCTCTCTGAGTGTTTCGCATTTGCATCAGGTGCAATACGATTACCTGGGGTGTGGTAGGCTGCATCCCTATATTTACCTGTCATGATAAATTGGGCTTCCTTACCTTTTGAAATAGTCCTCACTCTACCGAGGGGCATCATTACGTTCTTCGTCTGGAACGCAGTCATAACCTCACCTGCGTAGAGTTTGAGAAATAGTTCTCTAGGATCAGTACCAGCAGATACAGTTCCACCTACGTTACGTACACCACCACGAATACTAGTGTATTCATTAGTGGCATGTTGAAATGTAGCCATTATTAGCCTTTCTTGTTTATGTTAAAGCATGTACACATGTGCATACAATCTAGTAAACAAGAGTTCGTACTAGGTTCTCCCTCGCAAGGGGCAAAGTCTAATATCTTGAGTACGGATAATACTGCTAAATGTTACATAATATTTGATCGTGATAAACGATCTGTTACTTCCCTACGATACGCAGGGTCATTATGGTATCGAGGGTCACTCATGGCAGACGTTAGTTGTTGTACGGACTCATAACGACTACCCATTCCTTCACCACCCGAACCCGATACTAGGTTTGGTTCACCATCTTGGTTAGCCAATAGGTACCTCGATGCTAAACCTTGGATAGCAAAGTTGATTTGGTTAGTGTCTGCGGATTCCATCATGTGATTAAAGGCTTCTATCTCATATTGATCTAAATTATCCGAAGCCCACTCTGTCATCATATTATAGTTTTCCTGACCACCAACCGCCTCATACACATTAGATTCTATTTGTTCAGCCATAGCCATCTGACCTTCCAAATAGTTATCTACCATTTCTGATGGTATCCCTGCTTCGTCTAATGCCTTATAAGCTGCATCAGAGAGTCCACCAGTATTATTAAACTCTTCCTCAAACTTTTGATAATCTAAACCATAACCTTCTAGGAAACTATCTATGTTGTTTGAGGTTACCTCATCTCCTTCTTCATACTCTTCGACTTCTTGTGGTTCCTCATCATACTCTTGTGGTTCCTCTTGGTTTCTTGTGTGGAACTCTTGCTCCAAGTTTTGATATGCTTCAGCTAGTTCCTCAGCGGAACCAAACTTCTCAGGTAACCAATCGGGCCGATCATCACTTGACGATTGAACACCTTCTACTTTTTCGAGCATCTCCTGCACATGCTCTGCATCTTCAATAGTAGTATCGTGTTCCACAGGATCATGAGTTTGAACTGCATCCACCATTCTTACTCTTCCTTATTTAGATTTCTTTTTGTTTTGCTTAGGGTGAGGAATACCATGCGATACTCGTATTTCCCTAGCTGATTTTTCTACCTGTTCAGGAGATGATCCATGTTTAGCAATTAATCTTTGAAATGCTTGAACTGCTTCATCTCTAGTTTTAGTAGTAAACTTTTTACCTTTAAACTCAAAAGTTTTCTTTCCTGCTTTTTTTGCTCTCGCAAATGCAGATTTAAAATCATCTAAACCCATAGTTTTTCTATAGGTATTTCCTTTAGCACCAGTAGCTTTAATTTTTTGAGCTTGTTTTCTCAACCA